CTGGCGCATCACTTGCGTTGAAATAGTTGGTGCCAATGTAACTGCACTCAGCCGAGCGGTAGACCCACTGGCAACGGGTAATGCACTGTCGCTTTGGTGCGCGGACACCTGCCATGTCAAACGCACTAGCAAGTTCAAACTCAACAACGTCGCGGTTTTCTGCTGATTTGCGATCTACGAAATACACCTCCCGTGGAAATTCAGCAAGCGGATCAGCGGTGGCGCTTGTTCCACTTTCATAACCAACCGCCCAGTAGTTGCTTACGACGTAACTACCTACCGGAAAATTGACCGCATCAAGGAACCGACCAAGTGTTCTGATGCGCGTAAATTTGGCACCTTCCAATCCTTCAGGCAGCGTCAGGATTAACGCTGTGATGGTGCCCATCAGATTGCTGATCCGCATCTTGGGGCGCGGCAACGTCCCCTGCCCGCTGTACTCAAAGCCTTCTACCTCAATGGGTAGTGCCATGTACGCTTGGCCATCCCACACCACGTCGCCGTAACCGTTGTCATTGGTGCCAGCGTGAAAGTAGTACGTTTCTGCTACACCGTGCTGAGCTACGTTCAGCTCAAGCTGAAACAGTTCAATCAGTGCGCCAGGTGCAATCTCCTGGAGCGCACTGGTTACCTCTGCTTCGCTGTCGCTAGTTACGTAACCAGCGAGCCAATAGCCGGTTACGACGTAGTTCATCGATTAAGCAGTGACAGCCTTGATGACTGCAAAGCCGATCACGATGGCTTCACCCAAGGAGCCAGCAGTTATATTGCGGACGTTGATGGAAGCGGACCCGGCTCCTGCTTGAGCATTCAGCAAGTACGAACCAGCGGTGCCGCCGCTGACGTGGTTAAGCACCAGCAGATCGGTTGCAACAATGGTAGTGTTGGTCAACGTGAAACTGACGGTGGTATCAGCCGCTAGTGATGCGTTGTGCATCGTGATCTGGCCGCACTTTTTGCTAAGCGTTACAGCGGTTGCCTTGCTGGTGGCCTGCGTGACCGTGCCACCCTCGCCAGTGATATACCCAGCTTTATCGGTGTTCAGGTTGGTGAAGTTGGCATCAACTTCGGTGTGGGTCAGCGGGCTGCCTTTGCCTGCGCGAGTGACGATGGTGCTCATGCTTACGGCTCAAAAACTTGAGTAAATGATGCTTGTAGCGTAGCGCGATTTAGGTATGGGATTGATTTGGACCAGTCGTAGCAGATCCACTTGTATGCCGTAGCCTCGTCAGGTGGCGTCCAGTCAAATGACGCGCCATCAGCAGCCCGTGCATCAAGGAATGCCTCGATGGTGTCGGCATTGGCTTCTGACACCTCCCAGGTAAGGCTCCAGACCTTGGGGTTCTGGTTCAAACCGACCGTCAGCCGTTGGGAGTAGCCGTCACCGAACTGCACCTGCCGCACCTTTGGCTGGCTGGTCTTCTGGGCGCCATAAGTTGGCGTGATGCTTGGGAAGGTGGCCATTAGCGTCGTGTACCGGACAAGAGACCGCCTGGGCGTTGTTGCTTGACCAATTCTGCCTGCACTGCGGCAGAAACTGCAACACCTAGTTGCTTGGCCTGTGCTTGATCGCCCTGGACGTTGGAGCCGCTTGCATCCACGTTGACCACAACGTTGGTGCTGCCGCCGCCTAGAGCGTTGTTTGGCACGATGCTGCCACCGTGCTTGGGTGTGAACAGTTCGGGGCCGCGCTCGCCAACCATGTAAGACGATCCCGCGCTGACGGGGCCGCCAACTGCTCGCGGTTTGAACAGTCCACCAAGCAGGCCACCACCAGTGCCGGTGCCGCTCATAGTGCCGAACAATGCCATGTTGATGGCAACATCCAGGAGCTTGTTGGCGATGCTGTTGAGCAGGTCAGCGGCGACCTGTTGCAGGCTCTTGGTGCCATCAATGGCGGACTGGATTGCATCAACAACGCCTGACTTGATCGACATGCCGATGTCGGAGTAGAGCTGCTTCAGCTCCTCCGCAGCGCTGACCTGTTGCTTGAGTGCATTTGTCTTGGTGATGGTTGAGCGGAGATCGGCTTCATTGAGCGCCGGGTATTGCGCCTTAAGGTCACGGATCTGCAAGTTCAGGATGTATTCAGCCTCAACGCCATGCAGCTTGGCATTCTGGATCCCAAGCTCATCCTCTAGACTCTGCATCGCCTCAGTGGCTGCCTTGGTGCGCTCCTGCTCGTAGGTGAAGATATCAAACGCAAGTTGACGCGATACGGTCGCGGCTTGTACGGCAAGCAGGTCAAGCTGGTTCTTCTTTGCTGCTGCTGGCAGCTCTTTGTCGGTCTTGATCTTAATGGCTTCGGCATTGATGCGAAGCAGCTCCTTCTGGGCCTCGCGTGCCAGCACCAGCGGTTGAACGCCTTTCTGCCTGGCATCAAGGATCCGCCCTTCAATGTCGTAGGTTGCCCGCGCCAAATTAAGTTGCTGACTTGACTGCTGGATCTGCTGCGCGATCCGAGCAGCATCGTTGGCAGCCTTGTCAGTGGATCCTTTGCCACCACCACCGCCGCCGCCACCAGGCGCCAGCATCGGCGGAGGAGTGGTGTTGGCTGGTGCCCTGGGTGCTGGAGTCAGCCCGACTTGCGCACGTCGCGCAACTTCGGCATTGATCATTGCATTAGTAATCTGCGCTGTTACCTCTGCAGGTTGTCCACGATATATCTTGCCTCCAAACTTCATCTGGATTTCGCCCATACCAAATGCGCCGCCAGGCATCGGCCCAAAGTCTCGCGTCACTGCTTGTTGCGTGCGCGAAAGCATCGCTTGTTTTTCCTTCTCTGTTATGGATGATGCTGCAAATGCTTGTCCCATTCGGGTCACAAGATCAATGGCAACGTCTAGTGCGCCTTTCAGTGCTGGTGTCAGGCTGGTGCCGACAGCTCTTGCAACCTGATCAATGCCATCTTGCAGCGTGCTGAACTTGCCTGCCAGCGTGTCAGATTGTGCGATAGCTCCGTTAGCGTACTTGCCGCCTTTTTCGGTCAGCCGGACAATGGCGACTTCAACAGCTTGCGCGCTGATCTGACCTTTGCTGAGTGCCTTTTGGAACTCCTCGCCAGTCATCCCATACATCTTCCGCAGCTCGCCTTGCAACGCAATGCCGCGTTCCTGGAACTGAAGCAGCTCTTCGCCTTGTAGCCTGCCCTTTGCCTGCACCTGCCCGTAGGCAGTCACCAGCCCTTGCAGCTCGGCACCAGTGGCGCCACTGACATCTGCAAGCCGCCTGGTGGTTGCGACGACGTTCTTTGCCTCAACACCAAACGCTTGTAGCCGCTTGGCGGCATCAATCAACTCAGTGCTAGTGAATGGCGTGACTGCGCCAAGCGCCTGCAGCTCAGAAATGATTTGCTTGGCTTGCTGTGCGCTGCCAGTCAATGTCTGAATGCTGCGCGTCTGCGTCTCAAGTTCGGCAGTCTTGGCAAAGACAAACTGTGCAGCTTGCACTGCGCTGAATGCAGCCAGCAACGGGCCGAGGGATTTTGTCAGTCCACCGAGCGCTGATTCAGCAGACTTGCCCGCATTGCCAACCTGCTGCAGATTGCGGACAGCTGATGAGCTATCAACGCGGACATCAACAACAGCAACAGCCACAGTGGCGCCTCCTTATACAGTCAGTCTATCGGCGCTTGGCTTTGTCGATAGCCTGCTGTTCGCGCTTGCCCTTTACTTCGTAGTATGCGGCGAAATGGATGAACTCATCATCCGTCAATTCTTGCCGCAGCTGGCTGACGGTCTTGCCTAGCTCCGTTGCTAGGAAGAACTCAAAGAACAGCCAGCTGTCGGCCTCTAGTCGTTTTTTGCTGTCTCCAGTGATTCAGCCTGGCCGAGGCCAAACAAGAACAGCTCAAGATCATTCAGCACCTGCTCCGGCAACTCGCGTTGCAGCTTGGTTGCATCAGCCGCGGCGAAGGCCTTGGTTCCGTCCTCAAGCTTTGCCTTGTGGCACAGCATCTGGGTGCTGATGTCGAGCGCTTCATCTGTACCCGAGAGCCCAGTGGCGCGTTTGCGATCGGCGCGAGTGATCGGCGTGAAGTACAACGACAGCACCACAGTGCCATCGTCTTTCTTCACGTCAAACCGTCGCCGCTGACTGAGGTCAAAAGCCCCGGTGAGTAGATCAACGGGGCGTGGTGTGGCAGGCATTAGATCGAGGTAGCAATGGCACCGTTCATGGTGAAGTTAACCGTCACCACTTCCAGTTCGCCAACCGTAGCACTGTAATCAGTGGATGTGATCACGATGCTGCCGGTGATCTTCTTGCCGCCAGTTTCGTCAAGGTACAGCTCGACAGAGGCGTTGCCTTCGTCGGTTGCTGTGTTCACGTCCTTGATCAGATCAAGTTTGTCGCCAGCACTAGGTGCGTCATACATGATTTCCATGCTGCCGCTGCCTGCAATCAGACCGCCGATGTTGGCCTTGTAGGTTGCGCCTTGAGCCGTGGTCTCAAGCACATCCTTTTCCACGGTCATCGACCAGGAACGCACGGCAGCAATCTCAGAGACGCCGCCGCTGCTGTCCTTGTCAAAGAAAACCGTACCCTGTTCGCCGCGATAGAAAGCCATGATCAGATGGAGGTGGTGATGGTTCCAGAGGTGACAAAGTTACAGGTGATAACCTCCAACTCGCCAACAGTAGCGCTGTAATCGACTGATGTAATCAACCCGACAAAACTGATCTTTTTAGTGCCTGTGGTGTCTAGGAACAACTCAAAAGCTGCCACGCCTTGATCAGTTGCCGTGTTGGCAGCCTTGATAAAAACGTTGGTTTCGTCAGCGCTGCTGGCGGAATAGATCAACTCGACGCTGCCAGAACCTGCGATCAGGCCGCCAATGTTGCTCTTGTAGGTGGCACCTAGAGCAGTGGTTTCCAGCACATCTTTTTCGATGGTCATTGACCACGAACGAGTGGATGCAATGGTGGCAGTGGTGATACCGGCATCGTCAAACTTGACGGAGCCTTGTTCGCCGCGATAAAAGGCCATGGTTAGAGATCCTCGAAGGTTTCAAAGGTCATTCTGACCTGAGTTTGGAAGTACCCTTCGGGAGACGGCGTGGCCACCACCTCTGGGCCTGTTGGGGGATCAAAGCGAACCCCGGATACGACAATTCTATTGTAAAGGTCCCGTACTCTTTTGCCGACGGTGAAGTTGGCGCTTGGGCCAACACCTTTGGCGGAGAAGATATTTACAACAATGACACCGATGACGCTGTTACTGGCGTTAGCGGTGCTGCCCATGGTCAGATAATTGTTGTTGCCGAAGCTGACCGTGCACTGTGCCCAGGTGCTGCCTGGTGTGGGCGTGTAGGCGACGTTATGAAACACCACTGGGATGACTGGCGCTGTGGCCAGTTCAGTGGCGAGTCTGCCTTCCACGATGGCGCGGATTGCGTTGAGATCCAGTGCAGCCATTACTCGTTCCTCCCGATGATGTCGGCCAACTGCCTAGCGCGATTGGTCATCTGCCGGGCAATGATGTCGATCCATCCTGCCGCTGCTTGCGTCGACCAGTTTTGATAGGCCAAGCGCTCAGCGTATGGCAAGGAGTTATGAATGGAGTACGTGTTGCCGATGCGTTCGTTGCCTGGTGTGTAGTTGATGCCCGCTGGTAGTGGTGGTTCTGGATTCTTTGGTGGTCTTGTCTGACCGACGTAGGCTCCCGTAGCAGCTTGCTGTGGACCGGCATCGTAATTGCCTGTGGCATTTTCACCAATGACCCAACTAGCACGAAAACGACCTGTATCCACTGGGCTTTGCGCTTTTAGTTCCGCATCTGTTTCGAATACCACCACGTGCATCAACTGATTCATCTGGCCTTCGCAGAAGTTGCCGATGTCACCGATGTTGATACGTCTTGCCATGATCAGGCTCGCAGGACCAGTTCGTAGGTGATCGCCTGGTTGTCCTGCTCGATGGTTTGCACGGTGATGATCTGATGCGACACGGTGGCAATCACAACGCGGTCGGCAGTGTTTGGCGTTACGGCTAGATCAGTTGCCGCGATGAACAACCGCTTGTCACCGGCCTGTACCAGCTCATTGACCTCACGGGCGTTCACATCCTGTAACACGCCACGCAGAGCATAGTCCGTCACAGCCTCACCCATGGTGCCCGTGGCGGCGTTGTAGGTGCCGCTGGTGACCTGTCTGTAGGTCAACGCACCACCAACCTTTCCCATCAGCTTGGAGGCTGTCTTCTGTAGTGAAGAGGCAAGTGCCATCAGATTTTGTAAGCAGCGATCTTGCCGGATGTCAACGTGACGCTGGTGAACACAGCCTCAACAGATTGACCAGCCTTGAGTGGCACGCTGGTAAAAGCGTTGCCGGTTACGTTCTGGATGACGGCGCTGGCAATCACAGAATCTTCAAACGCCACCAGCTCATTGAACCGACCCGTATGAGCAGCCGTATCGCTGATGTATTCAAAACCGATTGCGTATTCAGACATGATCAGCTCCGGCGGATTGCAATGTTGCCTGGTCCACTGATTCTAAGCCCAGTTAGATACCGTTCCATCATCGGTGGCACCTTATCCGCACCAGCCTGTGGGCTACTGCTATTCAGGCTGACGCTAATCGGGCCGATGCTGACGCTGTTGTAGTCCTCAAGACCACTCAGCCCGAGGCTATCAGTGTTGTTGTTGAGGTAAACGGCCAGCACCACCTGGGCTTGCTTGATCTGTGGTGGGATCTCACCGTCAGTGAAGTAGTCAGTGGTAATTCGAAACGGGAAACCGGTTGCGTAGGTATTGATATAGGTATCAGGCTTCCGTACTCCAGTTCGAGGCCATTGCATTGACTGGGTGTCAGTAGCGCGAGCACCAAGAAAACGTTCACGGTCCAGCCTCTGGGCAGCGGTGTACAGTGCGCGGTTCTTGGCGTCAGTGGTTGCCGTACCCCATGCGGTCACATCCGCATCAAGCACCAAGCCATCAACAATGTCCTGCGCGTCAGCCAGCGTCAGGTAGGTATTTGCGTTGGCCGCGCCGATTGTTGCTACGAGGGCGATTGCCATTGACCGGCTCGGTAATTTCTTCGGGTGCTACTTCCACAGTAGCTGGCTCTTCAACGGGAAAAGAGGCCACCTCGTTAGAGGCAGCCTCCTGTTCACGCAGTCGCCGGAAAGCGAACAAACTCATCAGGAACGGTAGAACACAACCGTGGATGCAGAAGCAACACGGCCAGTGAAAGTACCACCACCAGCTGCTGGGATAGCAGCGGCTCCAACAACAGTGACGCCAGTGGCGCCAGCAGTGAAGGTAACGGTATAGGTCGAAGGTGCCAGGTTGACAACATTAACCTCGAAGGTTTGACCAATCTTGGCTTGGGGGCCAAGTTCGGCGATGATGTCAGCTGCCACGGGAGTGGTGAGCGTGCGGTTAGCTGTAGGAGTCATCGTGACGATGCTTCCAACGGATTGCGCAGCGGTCAGGGTAGTAGCGGCATCAGTTGCAGCAAGTACCAGTTTGCCAGTGGAGTGGCGGCCAAAAGACGGCTGCTCCAGTTCAAAAATCGAAGCCATGGTTAGTTCCTCCTATCAATCGAAGTTCGACGTAATTGTTGCTCTCACCACCCCAATGTTTTTCGTCTCGTAAACTTTCGACCAGTTGGTGATGGTTGCGAGTTGAGCCTGGGTGGGGTTAGTCGTGGTGACCGCCCACTTGGCGCCAACGGGGTGGTAAACGTTGTGCCAGTCAAGCGCCATGGCGTCGGACTTGGCCAGGATGTCCCGATCAGTCTCGGTACGCAGTGCAGCTTGCTCACCGGTGGCGATAGCGCCGTTGGTGAAGAAGTAGCAAGCGTAGTTACCACCAGAGTTGGTGATATCATCCGAAACAATTACCCTGAGCCCCATATACGTGGGGATTGAGTACTCGTTGCTGAAGGAACCAGCGATAGAACCGCCGATGGCGTTAATCGTGCTGGCGCCGGTTGCAAGAGTGCTCAGGCGGGCTTCCGTGTTGGTCACATAGTCAATCGCCTTGCGCTCTACGAGGTCGTAGTAGCAAGCCGAGTGCATGGCCACAGCAGCCAGCTTGTCGCCTTGATCGCCGAGTTTGGCGCGTGCTTGGGCAACCTGCTTAGGACCCAGTGCGGTCATGCCGCTGGTGTCAAAACGCAGATCGGTGAAAGCAGGTGAATCGGAACCGGTCAGGCTGCCGAACACACCTTCAAGAGCCTTGTACAGGTCTTTCTGCTGTTGGTTGGCAACATATTCGCCAACTTTGGCGCCGATAGCGGCCATGGGATCCGAACCAGCCGCAAGGGCAGCAAGGTCACGAGATTCAAAGGCACGACCACGGTGCAGGATCACGCCGACTTGGGTGTCAGCAGTGATTTTGCCGGGGATCAAGCTGGTGGAATCAGACAACACTTCAGCGTCGCCGCTGAGGTTGGCTTTCCAAAAAGGGACTTTTACGAAATCACCACCTTCCGTAGCATTCAACTCAGCCATGGGTTGAACAACACCCGAAGCCAGAAACTGGTTCCGCTGGGTGGATTGCTCAATCACATAGGGAGTAAAAATCTCGGGGATGATGACATCGGAGCGAAGAGTCGCCACGGTGTTTCTCCAAAGAACGTTTTGTGCGTTGCGGGCGTAACCCAGCGGCTAGGCGTAACCTTGCTGCTAATGCGTACAGCTTAGCGGTTGGCTGCTGCCTTCAACCGATCGTACATATCACGGTCTGTTTTGTATAGCCGTGATTGCTCAGTCAGGTTGAAGCTTTCCGGTGTGAATGGATTCTTCATGCCAGTCATATCGGCGCCGCTACTGCGACCTGCTGGTGCGCCACTGCCCTGTGGCTTGGGTGCCTTTTGCATCCAGTTGGGAAGTGACTTGGCCCACTCAGTGACAGGAGTGCGCTGGTAACCATCGACCACAACGACTGTGCCATCAGGTTCGCGTTCAATTTGATCGCTGCTGAGTTTGCTCTTTAGGACGTAATCAGGATCATGGACAATCTCTGCCAATGCAGTCATTGCAGGCGTCATCAGTTCCAGTTCACGGACGCGGCCTTCAAGTTCACTGATGCGTTGATCCTTCTCAGCAGTGGCTGCACGGAACTGCTGTTCTAGTGCCTGCCGTGCTTCGCCGTACTTGCCTTGTTGTTCTAGTTGCTGTTGCTCATAGTTGCGCTTGAACTCGATCAACTCGTCAACGTTTACGCCATCAGGGACAGCGGGTGCCTTGGCTTTGTTTTCTTTGAGCTTGGCAATCAGCTCATAGTTTTTGCGCTCCAGTGCCTCAATGCTTCGTTTGAGTGCATCTGTATCGGAGCCACCAGTCACCGTAGGTTCCTGGATCACATCGTCAGTCATGAATTGCCCGTAGGGTGTTCACGTTCAGTGTATGACAGCTTTGCAGTCGTGGCCAAGCGCGAGTGGAACACACCGATCCGGGAACCTTGGAACCCGGTAATCAAGGAAGCGCTTCATGGTGTAGACAACCACGTGCGGCTGTATTTGGCCACGGGTGACGTGTGGCACCTGAAGCAAGCGGATCTGCTGCGTGGCTATGTGGTAGCGCTGAAGGAATGGATCAACCGGCAGGAACGCGGTTAGCTCCATTTCTGCTTGTCCGCCCAAAATGCTGCTGAGAGCTTGCCTTTGGCAATGTTCTTTGCGTGCCGTGCCTTGAATGCGTCGCGTCGTGCCTTGTCAGCGTCTGATTCGTTTTTGCGTGGTGGGCTGCCACTGATACCTTGCTGACCAAAGCGAATCAATTTGACGGTTTCACCATCCTTTGCCAGTACGGCATGGGACTTGTTCGGATGCTTAGGCGTCCGCTTGGGTTGGTTGTACCCGTCAAATTGCTCGCCGCGATAGGTGATCACTTTTTCTTCTTGGCTGGCTTCTTGGTCTTGCCCGCTTCGCTTAGCGCAATGGCGATTGCCTGCTTACGGCTTTTCACCTTAGGACCTTTGCCGGGACCGGGTTTGCCGCTTTGCAGTGTGCCCTGCTTGAACTCCCCCATCACCTTCGCCACCTTCTTGTCCGCTTTGGCCATCTTCTTGGGCATGGGTAATACGTTCCGTCTGACCTAATGGTAGGCCGGACTGATCAACCCACTGGATGGTGCCGTCTTCTACCTTTTGTAGCCGTGCGACTACAACAGCCTCGCCAACTGCGACCTCAACCCAGTCGGAATGAACGCGACCGTCGAGGTAGTACCGAAGCCTAGGGTTCTCCATATCGTTGCTGTAGCTGCTTCAACGTTACTTCGCTGCCGTCTTCGCGGACCATGCGTGCCAAGGCATCACGTGGGCCAACCTTCTCAGCAATCTTGTTGAAGTAGGCCGCACGAGTTGAACCAAGTACTTCTGCTTGGTATGCCTTGGGTTGTTGCTTGAGCCATTCGCCGTAGTTAAGGCTGCCAGACACTGGGCCATCCTTTGATGCACGCCTGCTTGGACCAGTTCCCCAGTCCGGTGGTGGAATGCCAAGTGCCTTGTAATCAATGATTGGGATGGTGGTGCTGCGGCAGTTGAAATGCACAGGTGGCGTGGGGCCATCGCCATACCTGAACTCCCGGCCATCCAATGACCGGCAGATGGCCGAGGTGCGACCGTCAAGTGTGGCGACATAGCGGTACTTTCCGGTGATGTCTTGGTTCGCTTGGTACACCTGCTGGCTGGCTTGATTGCTCACGTCTTGCACGCTCGTGCGCACGATGGTCATCACCTGATGATTCGCCATCTTTGTCGCCTCACCGCCAGCCAAAGCACGTTGCCGGACTGACATGGCCTGCTGCCCAAAATCAAGGTTCCCGACTAGGCGTCGTGCGATCTGTGGCGTTGGTTCGCCGGTCAACACGCCGTTACGCACCACGGTGTTGAACATCTGCGCTTGAGACTCGGCTAGGCCACGAAATGCCTTTTCAACGATCTGACCATTTGGCAGCGTAATTGCTGCACCTTGACCAGCGGTAAGGTTGAAGGCGCCAGTGCCGGGCAACGTGAAGTTGATTGCCGTTGGATCAACGCTGACCACGGTTGCCGCAAAGTTTGGCGCCACTTGAACGGTCTGAACCATCTGCAACGCATCTACCTGAGATGGCAGCAGTTCACGCGCATCGGCCACGCCACCACGGATGGCAAGCCGCATTTGCTCGGTGACAAACTGGGTTTGCAGCTCGGCTAAGCCTTGAAGCTCACCAGATACCAACGCAGTGCTGGATCCGGCCCAAGTGTCAAGCGATTCCCGCAGTTGGGCCAGTATCACCCGTAGGCGCTGTGCCTGGTAGCTGGCAGGCGACACGATGCCACCACCTGCTGTGGATATACCCATGTCTATACGCCGCAGATCATCCACCGCGCTAAGGATCACGTCGTTGTAGGCCGTCACAACCTGATTGGCTACGGCGTTGCTGTAGCGGTTCAGATCGATCGCATTGCGGTAAATGTTTGCAACAGGATCGTTGCGGTTGATCCGCCGCTTGAACTGATCAATGTCAAGCAGCCGCTGGGTGACGCCGCCGCTGTAGGTCATGAATCGTCAGCGCTGATGTCCTCGGGGATGCTGTCCTCAACCTGCTGCTGCTGCTGACC